AAGTACAACCTGGACCCCAAGAAGTATGTGGCTGAAGTTCTAAAACTGGAGAATCAATAATGGCTGAAAACCGTACCCCTCGTGACCTGGAGTCACGCGCAAAAACCGCTCGGGCTGTATACGTACCGCCCACAAACTTGCCCGATCCGACCCCCGAACCTGGGTATTTGTATCGCTGGGTAGCGACGCACATCCTGGGCCAGGCTGAACCTACCAACGTGAGTCGCAAGATGCGCGAAGGGTGGGAACCGGTGAAGGCAGTTGATCATCCTGAACTTATGCTGCTTGGTAATGAAAAGACCGGAAACGTGGAAATTGGAGGCCTCATGCTCTGCAAGATGCCGATTGAACAAGCCCGTGCCCGCGATGAGTACTACTCCAAGCAAGCGTCGGATCAGATGAACTCAGTGGACAACCACTTCATGCGAAACAATGACCCGCGCATGCCTCTGTTCTCGGACCGCAAGTCCTCGTCCAGTCGCGGAAACGGGTTTGGTTCTGGTTCTAAATAACAGGAGTTTCTAAATGGCAAACACAAATGCCCCCTACGGCCTACGTGCCGTAAACCGTAACGACGGCATGCCCTATGCCGGAGCTACGAGTCAGTTCCTGATTGACCCGGCAGGCCTGGGCTCCAATCTTTTCAATGGCCAAGTCGTTATCATTAACGCCAACGGCTACATCGCTCTGTCTACCGCTACTGGCGCGGACCTGACAACCAACAACCTTGGCGGCAATACCCTTGGCGCTTGGGGTGTGTTCGTTGGCTGTTCCTACATCAACGCGCAAGGCCAGCAGATTTACGCTCAGTACTACCCTTCCGGCACCACCGGCGTGGTTACCGCGTATGTCATCACTGACCCCAACGTGACGTTTGCCGCTCAGCTGGATGGCCAGGTCACCCAAGCCGCTCTTGGCGCAAACACTTTCTTCGCTGCCGCTCAGAGCACCAGCACTGGTTCTACCCAGACTGGCAACTCTACCAGCGCGTTGGAGTCTACCGTTGTTACCACGGCTGCCGCCTTCAAGATCATCGGTTTTGCTTCCCCGCTGACCGATACCTACACTGAAGTGTTGGTGAAGTTCAACCCCGGCGCTCACGCCTATACCAACGCCGTCGGCATCTAAGGAGTAAACCATGGCAATTTCACGCGCACAACTGCTCAAGGAACTGCTCCCTGGCTTGAACGCTCTGTTCGGCATGGAGTACGCCCGTTACGGCGAAGAGCACAAGGAAATCTACGAAACCGAGAAGTCGGAGCGTAGCTTTGAAGAAGAAACCAAGCTGGCTGGCTTCCAAGCTGCTCCTGTCAAGAACGAAGGCTCTGCCATCGCTTACGACAACGCGCAGGAAGCGTTCACCGCCCGCTACACCCACGAGACCATCGCCTTGGGCTTCTCGATCACCGAAGAGGCGATCGAAGACAACCTGTACGACAGCCTGTCTGCTCGTTACACCAAGGCCCTGGCCCGCGCCATGTCCTACACCAAGCAGGTAAAAGCCGCCTCCGTTATCAACAACGGTTTCAGCGGTTCTTATCCCGGCGGTGACGGCGTGTCGCTGTTCGGTGTTAACTCTAGCAGCGTTCGTGTTGGTCACCCCCTGGTTAACGGTGGTGTGAACTACAACAGCCCGACCGTGGCCGTTGACCTGAACGAGACCTCCTTGGAAAACGCTGTGATTCAGATCGCTGCGTGGACCGATGAACGTGGTCTGCTGATCGCTGCCAAGCCGCGTAAGATGGTTGTTCCCCCGGCACTGATGTTCGTTGCCAAGCGTCTGCTTGACACCGAGCTGCGTGTTGGCACGAACGACAACGACATCAACGCGCTGAAGCAGATGGGTGCTGTGCCGGAAGGTTACACCGTCAACCACTTCTTGACCGATAGCAACGCTTGGTTCCTGTTGACCGACGTGCCCAACGGCATGAAGCACTTCGAGCGTATGCCTCTGGCTAACTCGATGGACGGTGATTTCGACACCGGCAACGTCCGCTACAAGGCCCGCGAGCGTTATTCGTTCGGCTGGTCTGATCCCCTGGGAATCTGGGGCTCTGCCGGAGCGTAAGCAGAAAGGGGGCCTTGTGCCCCCTTTTCTTTTGTTGTATATTGCGATCAAGCCCGGGGTTCCCGGTGCATCAAACTGACCCGGCAGACGACGTACCGATTGATGCACTGATCTTGTACGTAAGGACAATTTATCATGGCTCTGTCTACCACCCAAAGTATTTGGCGTTCGGGCGGCGGCGACCAGACTCGTACCGCATATTGCGGTTCCGGCGTCATGGCTGCCTCTTTCTACATTGCTGACGCCTCCCCCGCTGTTGCTGGCACTAACGTGACGGTCTCTAACGGCGGCGCTGCTCTAATTCTCCCCGCTGGCGCAGTTGTTTTGTCTGTCTCCATCAACGATGGCGGCACGGGCACGTTTGATCTGGGCACCACCGGCTACAACTCTGGCACCGCTTCCGGCGCTTCGATTGCTTCTGGTCTGGCCGCTACGGTCGGCACCACCAGCGTTGGTTCTGTTGTGACCGGCACCCCCTTGACCGAGATGTCCTACGTTACTGTGACGGACAATACCTCTGGCGCAGGCACTGTCGGCGGCTACATCACGTATTTTGTGGTTGATCCCCTGCTCGGCCAGCAAAACGTCTGATAGGAGCATCTCATGACGATGCAGTATGACGTCAAGTCAGCCCACCTAAATGCGTCGGGTAGCGTGTACGCTCAGCCTGCACGTGTGAAGGGCTTTTCCATCTGTGCCACGGCTAGTGCCGCTGGCACGTTGCTGCTCAAGGACGGCGGTTCGGGCGGGACGACACTCATTGAGATTGACA